GGTGAAGCTAGAAAAGTAACAGTAACTAAAGACCAAACAACAATTGTAGATGGTAAAGGAACAGTTGAGTCTATCGAAACTCGTATTGAAGAATTAACTCAACAAATTGATAAATCTACTACTCCATTTGAAAAAGAGCAATTACAAAATAGATTAGCTAAATTTGTAGGTGGTGTTGCTATTATTCACGTTGGTGGTAATACGGAAACTGAAATGAGGGAGAAAAAAGATCGTGTTGATGATGCATTGCATGCTACCAAAGCAGCTATTGAAGAAGGTATTGTTCCTGGAGGTGGAAAAGCTCTATTAGCTGCACGCGAAGGTATAGATGTAAATACTAGAGGGGGGAAAATTGTTTATGAAGCATGTGGGTCTCCATTCCAACAAATTCTAAAAAATGCAGGAATAGATAAAACAGATTCATATATTTTAGCTCGTGATATCATTAAAAATAATACTATATGGGAGTCATATAATCTTAAAACATGCCAAATTGAAAACTTTAAAGATGTCGGAATTATTGATCCAACCAAAGTCACAAGATTAGCACTAGAAAACGCAGCATCTGTTGCTGGGACTGTATTACTAACAGAATGTACTTTAACTCAAGATAAAAAATCTCAAAATGAGAGAATGAGACAAGCACAGGAAGGACCAGGTGCTTTTTAAAAACAACTTAATAGGGGAAACTTGTTTTCCCCATTAATTTTTCGTATATTATACACATGGAAAAACAAAAAACACAAATCGAAGAAACTAATATTTTAATCGCAAGGCGAGTACCACCTGGAGACAAATGGAGGTTAGTTGCAAATGAACCAAATGGTACATTGCATAAAACATTAACAGATACATTAGAAGCTTATATGACTAAAACCGGATTCAGAGGAGAATACAGATTAGCACCTCTAAAGGGGGAATTATATGCCATTAATGCTGAAGAAGTTAAAGTAACTATACCAGAAGAGCAAAAATTTAGCATTTATGGTGAGTACTGAGAATAGTTTATTGAACGAAAAATATCGCCCCACAACACTTGATACGTTTGTGGGTAATGAGAATATTAAAAATTCATTAAAAAAATATTTAGACCAGAATGATATTTTAAATCTCATTTTCTACGGTCCTAGTGGAACAGGAAAAACTACATTGGCCAAAATCATTGTAGGGAATCTTGAATGTGATTACATTTACATTAATGCATCTGATGAGAGGGGTATTGAAACTATTAGAGATAAAGTACAGGGATTCGCAAGTACAATTTCATTTGAGCCTATTAAGGTTGTTATTTTAGATGAAGCTGATTTTTTAACAATACAAGCACAAGCTTCACTTCGTAACATTATTGAGACATTTTCACGTACAACTCGTTTTATTATGACTTGTAATTTCGTAGAACGTATCATTGACCCTTTACAATCAAGATGTCAAGTACTTAAAATTATACCTCCATCTAAACAAGATGTAGCTAGACATTTATCTTGGATTTTAGAACAGGAAAAAATTAGATACGAAATGCAGGACCTAGTCCCATTAGTTAATCAATACTACCCTGATATGCGTAAATGTATCAATACTATACAGTTATCTACTATAGATAATGATTTAAGGTTAGATAAATCAATATTAGTATCATCTAATTATATAGATCAAGTGATAAACACCCTATCAGAACGTGATTTAAAACCCAACTATAGGTTCACAGCAATCCGACAAATAATAGCAGATGCTAATGTTAGTGACTTTGATGAGTTATTTAAATCTCTATACTCTAGAGCAAGTGAGTTTTTACCTGGTAAAGAGGGTACAGCTTCTATTATAATCAATGAACACCAATATAAAGCAAATTTTCGTATTGATAAAGAAATAAATACAATGTCATTAATCCAAAATTTAATAAATAATAAATAATTATGCAAGACCCACAATTACACCAACCCCAAATTGATTTGAATAGTACTACTGGAATTACTAACTCAGAAGGTAAAAGTTTATTTCAATCAGGAATTATTTTAAGAAAAATCTCTAAATTTATAGCAGGTACAGAAAATGATGCTATTATGCCTATTCCTGTTTTCTTCGACCCTACAAATAATAAAATTTTAGGAGAAGGCCTCCCATTGGAACTTAGAGAAGAACTTAAAGATGAACTTTGCTAAATGAATAGTATCTTTGATTGGATTAAATGTATTAATAATACTAAACCCCCAGTTGAGTCTTTTACAGACAAAGACTGGGAAGTTTGGAATAGCTATATGATACACCGCTTCCTTAGCATGAATCCGGATTATTTAGAGATTGTTAATTATGTTCAAGATCTACCCCCACAAGAAAAGAAAAAGATATATTCAATTTATAAAGAATTTATACCTAAAAATAATAAATGGAGTAAATATATTAAATCTAAAACTAAGGAACCAAACAAGGAACTAATAGAACATTTGCGAGACCATCTTAAATGTTCAAGTAGAGAAGCAAAAGAATCCATAGGTTTGTTGGATGCCACACAAATTAGTCGTATATTATCGAATAGAGGATTAAACACAAAAGAAATAAAACCATTATTAAAATGACAACACTACTTTACAAAATGTTATTATCTTCAGCTGAAGCCGACAGAGCAAAATCCATGTTATCCTTAGACTTACTAGGGCATAAAGCCGTTGGGATTGGGGACCATTCCACAGAGGATTTTTATAAAAATGCTGAAGAGGCACTTAGAATGTTAATTGATGCTGAGGAAAGGATATTAATATTAAAAAATCAATTTTTTAAACTAACACAAATCAATGGGTGATTCAATAAGTAAATACGAAGAAATGAGCGATAGAGAAATTATGGATGCTAAAAATCCTAAGAAAATTCAAGAATACATTGATGATGAAGTTAATCAAACAATAACTATTTTTGAAGAAGAATACCCAGATCTATCTAATGAGTTTATTAAAATCCAAGCCGAAATGTATGCAATGTTTGCAGCTAAACATCTTGATTATGGGTTAAATAACATTGCTTTAGGCGGAGATATCGTTAATAATAGCAATGATAAACAATTCTCACTAACTGGGTTATGTATTAGATTAACCGATAAAATTTCACGTTTAAAAAATCTATTAGTTAATGGTAGGTCATTTGTTAAAGGTGAAGGTATGGAAGATACATTTATTGATATAGCCAATTATGGAATAATCGGTCTTTTGGTTGGTCGAAATAAGTGGCGTAAATAAAATAATGTTGTGACCTTTGTTGTTACTCTTACTCTTTATAATATGTATAACTGATGGGAAGAATTAAAAAGTATTTGACTAAAGAAGAAAAGCAATTAGCTCAAAAACTTGCTTCCAAAAAGTATTACTGGAAAAATAAAGAACAAGAAGATGAAAAAGCAAAACAAAGATATAAAAACAACAAAAATTTATCTAATAACTAACATTACTGATAATCCTTATGAGGTTTATATAGGTAAAACTAAAGATATTAAAGGTAGAATTAGAAATCATAAAATTAAATATCATAAAAATATCCAAGTAAATGTAATTGATGAATGTAAAATGGAAAATTGGAAAGAAATAGAACAATACTGGATTTCACAATTTCAATCTTGGGGATTTAAGTTAGATAATAAGAATAAAGGAGGTGGTGGTGCTACTAGTTTTACCCAAACTCAAAAAAATAATATTAGTAAAGCTAAAAAAGGGATTAAATTTACCGCTGAACATATTAAAAAATTAAGTAAAGCTAAAAAAGGAATTTGTTATAATAAAACAGGCCGTGCTAGAAATAAGGTTCATAAAAAAGTATTACAGTATACTTTAGATGGGGAATTTATTAAAAAATGGGATGGTGGAGCAAATGAAGCAAATTTAGCTATAAATGGAGTAAGGTTAGGAAGTATAGGTGATTGTTGTAGAGGCAAATGTAAAACTGCCTATGGTTATAAATGGAAATATGAGTAAAAAAATACCTAAAATAATAAAAGAAATACGTAATAATCCTCCTACAGAGGTGAATTATACTTATCAAAAAAACATCTCGTATTCACAGATGTCAATTTTTAGGAATTGCCCCCATCGTTGGAAACTCCAATATAAGGATAAAATTAAACGTTTTACCTCATCTATTCATACTGTTTTTGGAACAGCCATCCACGAAGTAATACAACATTATCTGGATGTAATGTATGAAAAATCAGCAGCACATGCTGATAGAGAAATTAATATGGAAGACACATTCCAGGAAAAATTTATTGCTGAGTATCAAAAGCAATATAAATCAAATAAATCAGAACACTTTTCATCATCTACTGAGATGCGGGAATTTTTTGAAGATGGGGTTGGTATTTTAAATTGGTTTAAGAAAAAACGTAGTTCATATTTTAGTAAACGTGGTTACCATTTAGTAGGTTGTGAAATACCAATCGTTGTAGCACCAAATAAAATGTATAGTAACGTATTATACATGGGGTATCTAGACATTGTCATGTATCATGAACCAACAGATACATTTAAGATAATCGATATCAAAACTAGCACTAGAGGCTGGAGAGATCAAGATAAAAAGAATGAAGATAAACAATTCCAATTATTATTATATAAACAATTCTTTGCTGAACAGTATAATATACCAATTGATAAAATTGAAATTGAATTTTTTATCTTAAAACGAAAAGTATTAGATTGGGATGATGAAAAATTAATGTCACCCCACCAAGCTTATAGAGTACAAACATTCACCCCACCGAGTGGTAAAATAAAATTAGGTAGAGCGAAAAATGCTATTAATAGTTTTATAAACGAATGCTTCAATTCTAGTGGCCAAATAAAGGATATAGATTACCCAAAATCTCCATCTAAATGGAATTGTAGCTTCTGCCCTTACAAAGTAGATAAAGAACATTGTGGGGAAGGAATAATCTACTAATATAATTATATATGTATACCAATAAACGTTATTAAAAATAAATATTATGTCAAATCTAAAAAACCCAATGACACTAACGAGTGTTAAAGTTCAAAGTGATTTATTTGAAAATTTTAAAATTGAATGTGTAAAACGAAAATTTAGTTTCCAAAAGCTTGCCGACCGAGCTATTTTTTTGTATCTTACAGATGAAGATTTTAGACGACAAGTAACAAACCAATCTAATATTGAACTATAAAAAAAAAAAAGATGAATAAAAGTTTTGAATATTTACCTAAAGATAAGCGAAAAAAAATAATGCTTGTTTGTGATGATATTAGAGTACACTCAGGTGTAGCTACTGTTGCTAAGGAAATTGTTATAGCTACCTCCCACCATTTTAATTGGGTTAATGTAGCAGGAGCAATTAACCACCCACAAAAAGGACAAAGATTAGATATAAGTGCGGATACTTCAAACCACTCAGGTATTGAAGACGCATCAACCTTTTTATATTGTGTTGATGGGTATGGAGACACACAGGAAATCCAAAATATATTTAATTTAGAAAAACCAGATGCTATAATGTTGATCACAGATCCAAGATATTTTATACATATCTTTAATATGGAAGATCAACTAAGAAAATTAGCACCCATAGCTTATCTTAATATATGGGATGATTACCCAGCACCTAGATATAACCAACCTTATTATGAGGCGTGTGATTTATTAATGGGTATCTCTAAACAAACTGTTAATATCAATAAATTAGTATTAGCAGATGTGGATACAAGTAAAAAAGTATTTAGATATGTACCTCATGGTTTAGATTCTACTCATTATTTCCCCATTACTAAGGATCATGAATTGTATAATGAAATGATGGCTTTTAGAAAAAGTAAAATTTCACTCGATAATGAAGTAAATTTTATATTATTCTTTAATTCAAGAAATATTCGCAGAAAACAAATCCCAGATGCTATGGTAGCTTTTAGAGCATTTTTAGATTCACTACCTGAGGAAGAAGCATTAAAATGTAGATTTATACTTCATACTGAAATTGTTACAGATCATGGAACTGATTTAAATAAAGTTGCAGAGTATCTTTTTGGGGAAAAATATGAAAAGTGTATTATCTTTTCAACCCAAAAACTTGACAGAAAAGGTTTAAATTTCCTTTATAATATAGCAGATGCTCAAGTATTATTAACATCTAATGAAGGTTGGGGGTTAACAATAACAGAAGCAATATTAGCAGGTACACCTATTATAGCTAACGTAACAGGAGGAATGCAGGATCAAATGAGATTTGAAGATGAAAATGGTAAATGGTTTGAACCAAGTGCTGATGTTCCTTCTAATCATAGAGGTACATATAAAAAACATGGTGAGTGGGCTTTCCCAGTATACCCAACTTCAAGATCAATACAAGGATCACCTCCAACACCTTATATCTATGATGATAGATGTGCTTGGGAAGATGCTGCTGATAGATATAAAGAAATTTATAATTTAAGTCGTGAAGAACGTAAAGCTAGGGGATTAAAGGGTAGAGAATGGGCTTTGAGTGATGAAGCAGGATTTACAGCTAAACATCAAGCAAATAGAGTAATGGAAGCATTTGATGCCCTATTTAAAGTATGGCAACCACGAAAGGATTATGAAATAATCAATGCTACTGAACAAAAAGGAAAATTTTTAAATCATAAATTAGTATACTAATGAATAAACCAAGTTTTGTAATAAGTTGCCCATTTGACACTTATAGTGGATATGGAGCACGTTCCAGAGATGTAATTAAAGCCATTATTGAATTAGATCAATATGATGTTAAACTTTTACCTCAAAGATGGGGTGATACTCCTACTAACTTTTGCCAAGACCATGAAGAATGGAAATTCCTTTGGAATCATTCAATCCAACAAATAACTACAAAACCAGATATTTGGATGCAAATTACCATTCCAAACGAATTTAGTCCTGTAGGTAAATATAATATTGGGTGCACCGCTGGAATTGAAAGTACAGGATGTGATCCAGGATGGGTTGAGGGTTTAAATAGAATGGATATGAATTGGGTTTCATCTGAACATAGTAAAGGAGTATTCCAATCAGTTAATTTTGAAAGGAAACACCCACAAACAAACCAGTCAATGGGTTTTACTAAATTAGAAAAACCTATTTATACTATATTTGAAGGTGTAAATCTAGATGTTTATAAGTATTTACCTAATAAAGACGAAATTAGTTTAGATTTGAGTTCAATTAAAGAATCATTTTGTTTCTTATTTGTAGGTCATTGGATGCAAGGAGATTATGGACACGATAGGAAAAATGTAGGAGCAACAATTAAGTATTTCTTTGATGCTTTTAAAAACACCCCAAACCCCCCAGCATTGATTCTAAAGGCATCCACTGGAAGAAATAGTTATATAGGAAGAGAAGCTCTTTTAGATAAGATTAATGTAATTAAAAAGTCTTATAATAAATCCGAGAAACTCCCAAATGTATATCTTTTAAATGGTAATCTCCCGGATACCCAAATGAATGAATTATATAATCATCCTAAAGTAAAAGCAATGGTTTCATTAACCAAAGGGGAGGGATATGGTAGACCCCTATCTGAATTTTGTTTATCTAAAAAACCATTAATAGTTTCAGGTTGGTCAGGACATATGGATTTTATAGATTACAACAATTGTATAGTACTACCAGGAAACCTAGAAAAAATCCACCATTCGGCCGCTAATAAATGGTTATTACCTGAAACCCAATGGTTTCAAGTAGGTTCTAAAAATGCAATTGATGCTTTTAAAGATGTAAAAAATAAATATAAAAATTATGTAGTTGGTGGTAAAAAACAAGGTTTTAAAATTAAGTCTGAATTTAATTTTGATTCAATGAAACAATTAATAAGTGAAACTCTTAAAATTGTACCTGAATTCCCTCAAGAAATTAAACTAAACCTCCCAGGTTTACAAACCCCAAAATTATAAAATATGCAATACGACGAAATTATACAGTGCCCTAAATCAGGTGGCGACCTATGTTATAAAATAGAAGTAAGTAAAGATATTACCAACTTCTACAGCTTATCTTGTGGGTATTGGACTAATACCCTAATGAAACCTAATACAGATTTTTACAAAGAACAATTTGAATTACTCCCTGAGATTTATAAAGATTTAGCTTGGACTGATGAAGAAACCGGATTAGTATGGTTACCAAATAGTGTTAATGTTGAAGGTGGGATGGTGTTTGCTGAAGGTACTAGTAAAAACTCGTGGAAATGGGCGGCCGTAAAGTCTTCTGAATTAAGTGAGGAAGACCAAGTAAAATATAAATCAAAAACAAAACCTGATATGACTACTATAACTCGTTTTGAAGAACGTGATTATATGGATGCTCTTTCGTATATTGGGGTATTACCAGAATAAACTATGAAAATAAGTTATGCCATAACAGTATGTGATGAGTTTCTTGAAATACAGAGACTCCTCACATTACTTTTAAATGATAAAAGACAACAAGATGAAATTGTAGTACTGGTTGATTTAACCAAAAATTCGGCAACATCCGAACTATTAGGATACTTACATAAACTAAGTTATAATGATAAAATCACTTTAGTTGAAGATCGATTTAATAATCATTTTGCGGATTGGAAAAATAGGTTAACTAGAGCATGTAAAGGAGATTATATATTTCAAATAGACGCAGATGAATATCCCCATGATTTACTTATAGAACAACTTCCTAATATTCTAGAAACTAACCCTAGTAATGAAGTTTATTTAGTACCTAGAGTTAATACAGTAGAAGGATTAACACCAGAACATATAGGTAGATGGAGATGGAATGTAGATGAAGAAGATAGGGTTAATTGGCCCGATTATCAGTGGAGAATTTGGAAAAACAAACCAGAAATTAAATGGGAAAATAAAGTACATGAGGTTTTAAAGGGACATAAAACATATGCCCTTCTCCCAGCTATGCCTGAATTAGCTTTATATCACCCTAAAGATATTAAACGTCAAGAAAAACAAAATAATTATTATAACACATTATGATTAGTATAATTATACCAACATATCGAAATCCAGAATACTTAGATATATGTTTAAAGTCATGTATTGAACAACAACACAACAAAAACCAAATTATAGTTGCTGTAGATGGTTTTATAGAAGAAAGTCAGTCGGTTTTAGATAAATATAAAGATAGTATTAGTATTTTAGACTTAGGTGAAAATCAAGGTATGCAAATGGCGCTTAATTTAGGCGTAATGAATGCTACTAATGAAAAAATATTTATTGTAAATGATGATAATGTTTTTTGTAAAGATTTTGATTTAGAGATTGAATCGGGTTTTGATGAAAAAACAGTAATGACTTTAAACCAAATAGAACCTACAGGTCCAGGTATATTTAACTTCCCAGTGAAAGATTTTGGTCGTACACCTAAAGAATTTAAATATGATGAGTTTATTAAGTATGAGGATTCAATTAAAAAAGATGAATTAACAACTGAAGGGGGTATATTCCCATTTGCTATGTATAAAAAATACTATATGGCTGTTGGTGGGTTCGATACAATGTACCAATCTCCATTTATTTGTGATTGGGATTTCTTTTTAAAATTAGATTTAATTGGTTTAAGTTTTATTAGAACACTCGGAGCACATTTATACCATTTTGGCAGCTCAGCTACTAAAAATGGTAAAGAGGGTGATAGATTTAAAGCATCAGAAAACCCAGCAGCCCAAACCTTTATGTACAAATGGGGTATTCCACCACAATTATTTAAGAATAACTCACACAACCCCAAACACGGTATAACTATAAAAGGAATTAAATTCAATTAAAAATTATGATACACGATTTAGAACAAAAAGTTAACCAAATTTACACAGTACCATCCGATATTAACCAACATATTCCCGTTATTGTACAATTAGCACAAGAATGTGACCATATAACTGAAATGGGGGTTAGAACCGTAGTTTCAACTTGGGCTTGGTTAGCAGGAGCACCTAAAGATGGGTTAATTTCATATGACCTTTATAACCCTAAATATTGGTTAGGGGAAAATAACGACCCTATTAAAGATGTAGCAGACACAGCAGAAGCTTATGGTATCAAATTTAAGTTTGTAGAAGCAGATGTATGTGAAATTGAAATTGAAGAAACTGACTTATTATTTATTGATACTTGGCATGTTTATGACCAATTAAAAGAAGAATTAAGAATACATGCTAATAAAGCAAGAAAATATATTTGTTTTCACGATACAACTAGTTTTGCCCACCACGCTGAATCAAATTCATCCGACCACAAATGGGTAGGTAAATTAACTGAAGATAAAGGTTTATGGGACGCGGTCACAGAATTCCTTGATGAAAATTCAGATACGTGGGAGTTACAGAAAAGATACGAACATAATAATGGATTTACAATTATAAAACGTAAATGAGAATAATATACAGAATTAGCGATAGTGGTTACAGTAAAGTAAAACCTGACTATATCACTAATGAAAATTGTTTAGCAAATGCTACAAAAGTTCTTGAGGGGGCTATTTTTCATGTTATAGCAGATAATACTTCACCCGAGACTAATGATATGATACAAAAATATATCACAAAAGATGGTGTAGAATATGTAAGTAAAGGTAATGGGGCAGAAACATTTAATTTAGCGTTAGATAAGGCCTTGACCTATAATGATGATGAAATTATTTATTTTCTAGAAAATGATTATTTACACAAACCAAATTCATTAAAAATATTAAAAGAAGCATTTGAATTAGGAGCATCATTCGTTTCATTATACGATCATCCAGATAAATACATAGGACCAGAACAAGGTGGTAACCCATATTGTGAAGGTGGGGCGGAAGATACTAGGGTATACAAGACAGATTCCGTACATTGGAAGATAACGAATAGTACAACTATGACATTCGCTGCTAAAGTTAGTACATTAAGAGAAAATGAAGATATATTTAGAAAACACACATCAGGGACACATCCAAATGATTTTCAAATGTTTTTAGAATTAAGACAATTAAATGAACTATTAATAACACCAATACCAGGTTATTCAACTCATGGAGAAACAGCCTGGTTATCACCTTTTACACAGTGGGAAAAAATATGAGCAAAAAAGTATTAATTACAGGAGTTGCGGGTTTACTAGGTAGTAGATTAGCAGATTGGATTATTGAAAATAAACCTGAATATAAAGTTGTAGGTATAGACGATTTAAGTGGGGGGTTTAAAGAAAATATCAACCCTAAGGTTGATTTTTGGCAAATGAATTTAATAGACCACCCTATTGAAAATTGTTTTGAAGTAAATAAATTCGATTACGTTTTCCACTTCGCTGCTTATGCTGCCGAAGGATTATCGCCTTTTATACGTAGTTTCAACTATGATAACAACTTAAAGGCCACAGCCCGCATAGTCAATGAATGCATCAAGACCGACGTTAAAAGATTGGTATTTACGTCAACTTTAGCGGTATATGGTCATGGTAATGGGGGTATATTTGATGAAACACAACAACAGGCACCAATTGACCCTTATGGAGTAGCTAAGTATGCATGTGAAATGGATATTAAAATTGCTAATGAACAACACGGTTTAGATTATTGTATTATTAGACCTCATAACGTTTATGGTATTAAACAAAATATATGGGATAAATACAGAAATGTACTAGGTATTTGGATGTACCAACATTTGAATGGAGAACCTATGACAATATTTGGAGATGGTGAACAAACCCGAGGTTTTAGTTTTATAGATGATTCATTAGAACCTTTATGGAATGCTGCTGTAAAACCGGAGGCAAGTCAAGAAATTATTAATTTAGGGGGTATTGAAGAACATTCAATCAAAGAAGCAGCTGAAATATTAAAACAGATAATGGGTGCAGGTGACATTATCCATTTAGAAGGAAGACATGAAGTTAAACACTCAATCCCAACATACCAAAAATCAGTTGATATTTTAGGATTTAAACATAATACTACATTAACTGTGGGATTAATAGAAATGTGGAAATGGGCTAAAGAACAACCTATGAGAGAACGTTTTGTATGGGAAAATTATGAATTAGAAAAAGGGATTTATTCATTTTGGAAAAAGTAATATGGAAATAGGAGTTATAGGACAAGGTTTTGTAGGTAATGCATTATATCAAAAATTTAAGAATTACTACAACATAAAAACATATGATTTAGATAAATCAAAATGTAATTCAACTGAACAGGAAGTATTTGATTGTGAAATAGTATTTGTATGTTTACCAACCCCCATGTCTAAAGACGGGAGTTGTTTTACAGGTATAGTTAAACCAACATTAGCGGCCTTGAATGCTAATAATAAGACTAAAATTGTAATAATTAAATCTACTATACCGCCGGGAACAACTGAAAAGTTTAATAATAATTACGGTAATATTAGTATTGTATTTAATCCTGAATTTTTAACTGAGGCCAATGCCATTCAAGATTATGAAAATCAAAATAGAATTATATTAGGGGGTAATAAACAATCAACTTCTATATTAAAACCTATATTTAAAAAAGTATTCCCTAAAGCAGATGTTATCCAAACAGATTCAACTCAAGCTGAAATGGTTAAGTATTTAACTAATAACTTCCTATCAGTTAAAGTAGCATTTGCCAATGAGATGTATGACTTATGTTCTACATTAAATATCGATTATGATAAAGTAATTGAATATGCTACATATGATGAAAGATTAGGAAAAAGCCATTGGAGTGTCCCAGGACCAGATGGTGATTTTGGGTTTGGGGGTCATTGCTTCCCAAAAGATTTAGCAGCAATACTAAGTGTAACTAGAGAACATGATACTATTAATAATGTATTAAAAGCGGCTCAAGATACTAATTATAGCGTTAGAAGAAATAGAGATTGGGAAAAAATGGAGGGAAGAGCTGTTGTATAAAACTTGGTTCCCCCAATAGTTATTCGTATATTTACCCAATAAATAAATACACATATACATAAATGGAATATAAAATGATACCCTGCAAAATTTGCGAGGGAAAAATGCCTGAATTAAGACTAACAACCTATGGTTATAATTTTTGTGTTACCTGTTCTGAAACAGGTGATAGGGTTAAACCTAAACAAGGTGTAGCTGTTATGATGGGAGAAGGTGACCATACTTGGATTGAAACTATTATTATGGATGACATCCAGTATAAAAACTACCAAAATCAAGAAAAAGCAGTAAAAAATCTAGGAAAATCTAATAAGGCTGAAATGTTAAATATGGATAAGGATGAAAGAATACTTTATGGTCCTATTTCAATTATTGATCCTAAAGAATAATAAATGCCAAAAGCAAAACCATTATCTAAACCACAAATACAAGCCGCCCAAGCTAAGACATTGTCAAATATGAGCGCGGCTCGTTATCTTCATGTTTCTTACCAACATTATAAGAGATATGCTAAAATGTATAACATATTTGAATCTCATAAAAACCAATCAGGGGTAGGTATTCCTAAATTTTTAAGAGGGCCTAAAAAAATGCCTCATATGTTAGAGATAATCGAAGGTAGAATATCTGCGGCTTCATTTGACCCCAATAAACTTAAGTATGCTTTAATAGAACAAGGATACCTACCCGAAGAATGTACTGTATGTAAATTTAATGAACGCAGAGTACTGGATTATAAGATGCCATTACTTTTACATTTTAAAGACAAAAATAGTAACAACTATGGGTTAGATAATGTTCAATTATTATGTTATAATCATTATTTTTTACAAGTTGGTGACATATTTAATAAAAACGATGAAAAACAAATTGAATCCCAAACAGAACATTTTGGAACTACTGAAAGGATTGAATTCGAAGTAGATGATTACCATTTACAACGTTTAAGAGAATTAGGATTGGATGATGATATAGATGATACTAACCAATACATTAGTAGAATATAATGAAACATAAAAATCATAATAAAATAGTTAAAGATTACGATAAACAAAAAAGTAATCATTTATCTCGTTTAGCGAGTAAAATTATTAAAAATGATGAAAAACAACAACAATTAAAAGCAAAACCAATTAAGGGTGATTTTTTAGATAATTTCTAATATATAACTAATTATAAACATAAAACCAAAACATATGAAATTTAAACATAGTTGGGAATTAAACACAACAGATGAATTAGATGAAATCTTTAATGGTGGGAAAAAGGAATTATCTGATATTATTGTAGATGTAGCATTGGAAAATGTTAAAACTAAAAGAAAAGTAATCCCGGTTATTACAATTTATACTCAAGATACTGATATGACATACGATATAGTAATTGAGCGTGAAGATATGACTGAAACCTTGGAGGTTAATTTAGATACAATGGAAGATTATGAAGATTATGAGCGTTGCTTTAAAATTCAAGAGGCCCTAGTTTATCTTAAAAAATAAAAATAAAAAATAAAAGTTATGATATACAAATACGATAAAAACCAATTATTATTTAAAAAAAATTGGAAAGGTGTAAGATATTTAGTAGGGGTAGTTATTATTCTACTATTATCCTCTTTTATTAGTGGTAGATATTTAAAATTCGAATCATTAGAGACATTTGAAAAGGAATTAATTGTTTTAAATATTCAAGCTGAAAAAAATAAATTTACTAAGGAGAAATTTGTTAGTGAGCTCAAGCGTTTAAATATTAAACATCCCCACATTGTAATGGCCCAATCTATTATTGAAACAGGACATTGGGGGAGTAAAGTATTTAAAGAAAACCATAATCTATTTGGGATGAAACAAGCTAATGTTCGTATTAATACAGCATTGGGTACTCAAAATAACCACGCATATTATGAAACTTGGATGGAAAGTATCTATGATTACGCATTCTATCAATGTAGATACTTAGGTGGAATTAAAACAGAAGATGAATATTATGCTTATTTGGATAAAAGTTACGCTGAAAATGAAGATTATGTTAAAATTATTAAATCAGTTGTAGAGAAAGAACAACTAAAATATTTTTTTCAATAATTATAAGAAAAAAATAAATTTAAATGGCAAAAACAATATCTTCATCAAAACAATTTACACCACAGGGTGCAACTAAAAGAAAAGGAGTACATGCTAAAAGTAAAACTTCTAAAAATGTAAATAGTAAAAACTACGTTAAATCTTACGGAGGTCAAGGTAGGTAAATTAAACATTGGTAAAATTTATACATAAAAATTAGGTTACCGCAATAGGAGGTTGTATATTTATGGTATAATAATAAAATAAAGGTTATGTTATACGAATTTCGAAATTATAATAAACATGGTAACATTAGAACAAGAATAATACCTTGGCCTAATGGTAAAGCCTTTGGAATTAATCCAAGTGGTTTTGGTGGTTATATTGGTGTTGGGATATTCAAATATGAATACCGAGAACCCTTAATTCCACCCCATTTATGTATAATTAATGGTCAAAAATATATTATGCCAATTTGGAAACCAGTTTTAATGGAGACTGAGTTAAATGATATAAAATGGATTAAACCAAAACCCAAAAAGGTGGAAAATAAACAAGAACCCATAATAGAAATTAACAAAAGTAGTAGCAGTGATGCAACTTACACTACTAAGTATTACCCAACTTCAGGTAAATACCATTGTGATTGTCCAGGTACTTGGAGAACAGGTGGTAATTGTAAGCACGTTAAGGATTTAAGAATTAAAATTGAAAAGAATGTGTAAATGTAAAGTTACTTGGTGTAATAGTGAAACGGAGTTTTATAATAAATCACAAAAACGATCATTCTGCCCCACTCATTATGAGTATAAAAAATATGCGGCTAATGCTGCTAGTAGACCTTGGTTAATGTATAAGGTTGAAAAAATATTAGATGATAAATTACAATGTGAATGTTGTGGTTATGATGCTAAAATATTTCACCCTAATAGACCAACAAATGAATTAGCTGGGTTGTTTGATATTGACCATATCAACTCAGATTTAAAACATACACCCGAAGGTGAGCAACCTTCAAACTATCAATTACTATGTAAACAATGTCATATATTAAAGTCATATGATGAAGGTGATTATATTTCAAAAAATAACCGCCGATAGATTTGGAGAAGCGAG